CTACGATGCAAACACTAATAGTTTTAAGGGGTAAACATGACTGCCATCGTAGGTATTCAGGGAAAAGGCTGGGCAGTAATTGCAGCAGATTCTATGACTACCTATGATGACAAACCTTACTATGCCAAGGGTATGGATAAAGTTATTAAAAAAAGTGACTATGTATTTGCCTTCTCAGGCGATGCTATTGCTGGCAACATAGCAAACTTTCTTTGGACACCACCCAAGGTTATTAAATCAATATCAATAGATGTGTTTATGCAGACCAAAGTCTTACCCTCTCTGCGTGAAACTATGAAAGATAATGGATACGAGCCAGATACAGTCAAGAATCCAGATTCTGGCTTTGATGCTCTTATCTGTTTAAACGGAATCATTTATGAAGTAGACCAAGATTATCTTTGGTCACGAGATGACCGTGGCTTATACGCAGTTGGTAGCGGAGGAAGCCTAGCCCTTGGTGCACTAGCCACTGGCTTTAGTAAGAACTCTATGAAAGCAGCAGAGTTTGCTGCTCGTAGAGCAATCAAGATTTCTGCTGACTACAACATAAGTGTTGGTGGAGATATAAAGGTAATCACTCAAAGGGGAAATATAATGCCAGCAATGAAGAAGAAGGCGCTATCGCCAGCAATGAAGAAGAAGGCTTACGCAATGGCTGAAAAGGCTGAATCAAAATCTGCAAAGGCTAAAGAAATGAAAAAGGGCATGTCAATGCTCAAGAAGAAAGGTATGTAATCATGCCAACAGCAAAGAAGAAGTGCAAGAAGTGTGGCAAGGCTAGTTGCAAGTGTTAATCACTATTCAAAGGAGAAAATAATATGTGTATCTCATGTGGCTGCGGGACTAAAACCGTCAATGCAGATGACAACTTTGGAACAATTACACCGTATGGCATCCCTGCCCCTGCGGTCAATAATCCAACTACTCTTGGTGGAAAGTAAAACCAATGACAGACCCTAGGCTAAAGCGAGCAGGAGTGTCGGGCTTTAATAAGCCTAAGCGCACACCAAGCCATCCAACAAAGTCACATGTAGTTGTGGCTAAATCTGGTGACCAGGTTAAAACTATTCGCTTTGGTCAACAGGGTGTCAGTGGAGACAAATCTCCAACAGCAAGACAAAAATCGTTTAAGGCTCGTCACGCTACAAACATTGCCAAAGGCAAAATGAGTGCAGCGTATTGGGCAGATAAGGTGAAATGGTAATGGCTAAAAAAGAAGTATGGGATAAACCAAACCCTAAGAAAAAATCAAAACCCCTATCACCTGCTGCCAAAGCATCAGCCAAGGCTGCTGCTAAAAAGGCTGGCAGAAAATATCCTAATCTTGTGGACAACATGAGAGCAGCACAAAAGAAAGGCAAGTAATTATGGCTACAGGTTATGCAGGCTCCACACTCGTTGCTGAGTTAAATAGACTTGCCAATTCTGGCACATATCCAGACCGCACGCTTTTCTTAGATGCGCCAGGTGCAGCCAATAAATGGGCTGGCACTACTGGTAAAGATTTGTTAGGAGCGTTGAACTACAAGGCTAGTTCATCTCGCCAACCAAATAACTTTAAAGGTTTAAACGCAGTATGCAATGAACTTGCATCAACCACTGGCAAGTCAGCAGTATCAGCATTGAGGAGCATTGACCTGTGAGCACACTTGAACAACTTACTGACCGTGTAGATACACTTCTACATGGCTACAGTTTAAACATGGAATCAACAACATGGTTGACTAATGCTGTAACAAGCACAACACAAACAACCATTTCTGTTAATGATTCTAATGTTGTAAGCCGTGGCTTTATCCAAATTGGCGATGAGATTATGTATGTTAACTCTACAAATAACATTGACAATACCCTTACCCTTGCTCCATGGGGTCGTGGGCAGCGTGGCACAATAGCAACAACTCACAGCAATGCATCTAAGGTATTGATTGCGCCACTGTTCCCACGCTATGAAGTTAAGCGTGCTATTAACGACACACTCAACGCAATGTATCCAGATGTGTTTGCAATTGGTCAATATCAATTTTCGTTTATTGCTGCTCGCACAACTTACGATGTTCCAGATGTAATACAAAATATTTTATCTGTAACCCACCATGTTATTGGTCCATCTCAAGAGTGGCTACCAGTGCGTGCATGGCAACTAGATAGAACAGCCAACCCAACACAGTATGGCACAGGCGGAAACTTTGGACATACCCTTGGTATCTACTCACCAGTAGTTCCAGGTCGTATTGTCAATGTGGCTTACTCAAAGCGCCCAACACTTTTTGACATCACACAATTACCATCAGTTACGCAAGAATACTCAACGGTAACTGGCATGCCTGATTACTCAGAAGATGTAGTTATCTATGGCGCAGCCTTCCGTATGATTTCTTTCTTAGACCCATCACGCCTTGGCGCACTATCTGCAGAAGCAGATGTGCTTGATAACCAGCGTGGAGCACGAAGTGGTGAGAACGCAGCACGCTTCTTGTTCAATATTTACAACACTCGTCTTAAGGAAGTAGCGGAGAACCAACGCCGTCAATTCCCTATTCGTTCACACTATCAGAGATAAGGCACCCCAATGGCAGCAGGCGACCCAGGCGCACTCAAGCGGAATTATTCCGCCACAGCAATCGAAACAACGCTCGTTAACTCTATTACATCAGCAGCAACTGGCGATACGACTACTAGCGTTTCTGTTGTATCCGTTAGCGGTTACCCATCTGTTCCCTTCACACTTATTCTTGCACCAGATACAAACAAAGAAGAAGTTGTTACATGTATATCTGTAGTTGGAACAACACTTCAAATTGTCCGTGGTCAAGACCAAACCCTTGCAGTTTCTCATACTGCTGGAACAGCGGTGCGCCACGGTGTATCTGGTCGTGACTTCAAAGAAGAACAGACCCACATCGCAGCCCGTGGTTATGATGATGATTCAGGTATTCTTGCCAACGCTGCACTAACACATGTGCATGGACTTGTTGCAGGCGAAGGTGCAATAGTTGGAACAAGCAAGATTCAAAATCTTACAGCAAAAACTATTTC